AGATACAGCAATGGCATGAGCTGCTTGATCGCTCTTACCTTTTGCTTTTAACTGACGTACTAGTCTTTCGAGTATCTTAGGCAACTCCGCCCCACTTACTATGGAATTGGTAGACTTGACGTTGATCCATTGGCTTGATATAACTATTGAGGGGAGACTTGCCTGCAGCAAAGTCAATCGCAGAAGCTAAAGCATCCTTGATATCGTCATGCGCGGGATTAGAAAAAATCAACTCTTCTTCAAGCATCTGGATATAACCGCCAGTATAATGGTAGATTTGTTTATTGGCGTACTTAGGTTCTAGAATAGAAAGAATACGTTCTTCTTTAGAGCCTTGTACACGACTAGGTCTGTATTCATCTACAGATAGTCCAAGACCTAATGGACGAATGTAATTATCTTTGAGATCGGTAACGATGACTGTTTGAGCCACGGAGACTTCGCAACGTATGTGTCGAAAACCCCACTTCTCAAATAACTTAAGTATTCTAGCGAAATACTCCGAAACCTGTTTGGTTTTGAAACGATCGATGTCTAATACGTAGTAGTTACGATCGGCATCTACGCCTATTACAACAATCGCAGTAGAATCCGCTGCTTTCTCAGTGCTATATGCGAAGTCAACGGCTGCATAGACATTTAGGCGTGCACCCTTGAATGTCCAATGGCTATTATGCTTCACCAACCAAATCGGATCGTAGTATTGAAATAAGCTACGTTTGATAATACTACTATCGATATCACGAGGATCATTGTAATACTGAGCACGAAAGTGGATCTTATTGAGGTATTGCGCTCGTTTTTGAGCAAGTATGCCTGCATCAAATCCGAACCACTTTCCATCTGCACGCTGTTGACGAGGCCATAAAAATTGGCCAGTTCCGTCGCCCGACGTTTCAACCGGGTGTTCCTTGACTTCAAAGAGTTGCTCTCTTGCAACAATCTCCCCAAACTCATTGAACGTTTCAACTTCCATCTCCAGTAATGTGGAATACAAATCTTTAGGATGGTACCGTGTACCCACGACCCATTGTTTTGAATTACCACCAGCAATGGAAGAAAGATATCCGTATTGGTCTCTTACCTTCTCGCGGGCATCCTCTATGTAGGCATTGCTTTGAACGACAACGTCATCTAGAACCATGATATCACAGTGCAAGCCAACCAGATTGCTAGTAAGACCCGCAGTAAAAACCGTTGGTTCGCGGATAGCTTCTTCCCGTCGCTTCGGGTGATCAAGGGAGATTTCACGTTCTGTCCACTTCTCTCTGGTAGCTTCCTGAAGGTTGACATGATCAGGCCAGTACAGTCGATAAGTGTCGCTTGTCAGGATATCTTTGATGAACTTCAACTGCTTGGTAGCAAGATTTGAAGTACTCGAAATATATAGAACCTTTAGAGTTGGGTCTTTAGTAATAGCTTGTGCCACACGAAAAGCGATCAACGCTGATTTCATATGATCACGAGGAAGCATCAATACTTGATGATCCTTAGCCTTAGAAGATTCCCACCAAGCTATGACTTCCCTGTGGATATTACCCAATACACGATTGGGTGCTACTAATTTGATAAACTCTTCGAGAGACGCCTCAGCTAAAGCTCTGCGTTCATCTCGGGCTTCCAAAATTTGGTTTGAAGGTTTGCGTGCCATCTTTACGGGGTCTACCGCCTAGGCTTCCAAGGACACTAGCATGCTTTTTAGTAATGCTTGCTGGTTTCTTGGTTGGCTTCGGAGGATGCTTGCTGGTTTTAGTATTTTTACTAGCCATAGGATTTTCATGCTTGCTGGTTTACTTCCAACGGGCTTTTGCCGCTACTGTAGCTATTTGAGAGCGTTGTTTAGCCGAAAGACTGGCTGCTCTTGCTTCGCCGCCGAGTTTAGACATGTGCGCTGCAGCTCGTTTTACATCTGGTTGTTGCGGGTGATGTCCATAATGATGTTGACTTTTAGGATATTGCGGATGTATCTGCTTGGGTTTATTACTGTGGTAGTTAGACTGCTGCCACAGCATACCTCCGCCAGCCACCAGAGGACCGAAGAGAGATATGGTCAACCCGTTGTAGTGATAGCTGCCAGAATCAACTGGTAATGTGTAGAATAAACTGCCAACTCTGGTCAGAGTAGCTGCTTGCCCAGTAAGATTGTAACTACCTTGTACGGCAGGCATTCCTACTTTAAGCGTTTGAGCTTGACCAGATAGGCTGTAACTACCTTGAGCTGCTGTAGATTTTACACCTCTAGTAAGAGTCTGCGTTTGCCCTGTAAGGCTATAACTACCTTGATCAGCATTTACATTGAATCCAGCTCGGAACAGCGTAAACGATACAGCTTGCCCGCTAAGGCTGTAACTTCCTTGAGAAGCTACTTCACCAACATTTAAACCTGCAGAGAAACCGCTGTATGTATAGCTACCTTGTGAAGCAGGGGTAGTTACCGCAAGTACCGCAGCTTGCCCTGTTAAGGAGTAAGAGCCTTGTACTACAGATAAAGTATTAGAAGCACTACCTGACCTAAGTGGCCTAAGTATATGTACCGCAGATTTAATCGGGTATGCACGTCCGAAGACCACGGCAGAACCTTAGACTTCTATGATTACATAGCAATAAGCATTTACAGCTGCACCAAAAGTAACACGTATTCTTCCAAACTTACCATTTTGAATAATAGGTTCAGTACCTAACGGAAACTGTTTAATAAACTGATTAGTACCTGCGATGAATTGTGGGCCATCTAGATTACGAACTGCGGTAATTGAACCTTCAGCAGATGCCGTATACCCAGTAGAAGTTGTGCCTACTGCAATCAATGCAGTTGTAGGATCACCTTGCAACAAAGCAGCTGCATCATATTTAGTGATATCATTAGCAACTGAAGCAGTTACTGTAGCTGCAACATCAGTTTCTATGAGTTCTATCTTACCTGGAGTAGCTGCAGCAGAGCCATCAAAAGAGATACCCCATTCACAGATTTTAAGAATTGTCGTTGCACCCGGCTTGATCTGCAGGAGTGTCTTAATTGCAGTGCCGGTAGTCACTGGAGCAAAAGCACCAGTGGTTTGCATAGGACCGTTAGCGATTAAATATTTAGCCATTAGTAGGGACTTCCACGGTTGAATTGTTTGAGTTGAGCGATTGGACCGGATGAACCACCTGCATCTTGATGTTGAACCGCGCCGATATCTGGAAAACCGACGTTGTTGGCGCGACCGGAATAACCCGTATCGGTTAGAGTGAACGAACCGACGCCAGCATTCTTTGCCGCCGCGAGACTGATGCGGAAATCGCCGTTTGGTGCGTCGACATAAGGCGACGACGAATAGGTGACGGTCCCCTCTGCATCGACAGCAAAATTCGTTGGATCGAATTGTCCAGACGTGTTGCCGAAAAATCCGAAATTCCTTATACGGCCACCGTAAACGGTGCCACTCGCTCCGGAGAAGCTAACGCCATAACCTGCGTTATTGACGGCATTGCAGTTTTCCCAAAATTGGACGGTGTCGGCACCACCTTGAAAGAAAAACCCATTGCCGCCATTGCTGATGGCGTCGCAACCGATGGCAATTTCCCCAAACACATTGTTGAAGTTGAATCCATGGCCGCCGTTGTTGGCAGAGATGCAACCTACAAACCGCGAACCGTTTCCTTGGCAGTAAAACCCATCGTTGTTTGATCCAGAATTGCTGTGAGCGATGCAACGAATAGCGAGTTGTAAATTGGTTATATTGAAAGCACCTGTGCTTGAGGTGTTGGATTTGTTGCAGGCATAGGCCTCGCACTCGATGAAATTTCCTCCTATAAATCCGCTGCCCCTGACGTTGTTGACGACGCAGCGGAGCATATACATCCGATCGCCTTGAAATCCGCTCATAGCGTTGGCAGAGCCGGTCGCACCATTGTTCTGAAGAATCAGATCAATCCAGAACGTTTTATCGACGCCTGATCCGGAAACTTGCAACAACTCATAGCTGGCACCTGTCGTGCCCCCGTCGAAGATGGCCTTTCCCAAGTCACCGAACGTAGTCGTGTAACCTTGAAAATAAGTAACGCTATTCGCATGTGTCATTGACGCGGTGATGCTATACGTCTGATTGTTTTTGAAATTGACGCGCACGGCATTTGCCGTCGCGTTTTTCATCGCGCCAGAGACAAAACCAAGCGGAAAACAAGCCGATCCGCTCGGCCCAGCCCATGCACCACCTACGTTGATCGAAATGCCGGTGCCCGCCGTGGTCGGTGCGGTGCCCGACTTGGCCGTCGTGCTGAGTGTGACCGTCGTGGAATTGACCGCCGTCACGCGCGCGATGAACGTCGGGGTCGTGCTGCCATCCGTAAAGACATGCGCCCAATCGCCGACTGTGACACTAGCGGACGGATTGCCAGATGTCGGCGTGAATACGCCCGTCGCGCTGTTCCAGCCTCCATTAGTGGCCGAATAGACGGCTGAAGTAGCTGGCTCAGCATTGCTGGCTAGTCCTCCTCCGTTCATGTTCGAGCCGCCGGAGCGACAACAGAATTCAGTAAAGGCCATTTAGTTTACAGAGATAGCGCGAACACAAGGTTTAGAAATAATCTGAGAATTACTAGCTGCTGTTACTGCAAGTAAAATACCTACAGCAGATTGAATATCAGCACCAGTCAGTCTGGAGACACCTTCAGCATCCCGATTATCAGCGACTGCTGTGGAATCGTTAGGAAAGGTAACATTTAGTCCAGCCTGCCATGAAGTATTCATAGCACCAACTCTAGCAACTAATGCTCTGACTTCCTCACAAAGAGGACGGATTTGTTCGTTGACGAATCTAATAGATTCTGGATTTGTAATTGCCATTGTTTAAGTCAATTGAAATAGACCGTTCGAACCATCGAAAGTGACAGTGAACGTATCGGTTGCGTTTAATGAAATCGAAGAGCCGTAGTCAAACCAACATACTAGTTCTTTGTTTGTACTGTCAGAGCGATAAAACACGACGTATCGGAAAGGACCCATGCCACCGCCGGAACCCGTCCAAGTCGGAGAACCTGCAGAGACTACAACCTTTTCGGTACCAGAAGTCTGAGACTCTGAAGAGAGCGTAATAGTTGCGCCACCTGCTGTATATCCGCCAGTCGTGGTGAGTTCGCCAGTGACATCCGCAAGGACATGCCAAGTCGAACTGTTAGGAGCAGAGTTAGTCAGTAGAATCTTATACGTTCCGCCACCTGAAGTTTTGAAATTGTGTAACCCTTCGCAAAGGTCTTGAACAAAGAAATTGAATTTATTATAGCTTGCCATATTCGGTTCCGAATTCGCCTAGATCGGCATTTAAGATGTAGTGTTTAGACATTAGTTTACGATTCCTTTGCCATGAGCTAGTTCATCAAGACGTTTCTCAAGCATATTAATTCGTTGATCTTGAACAGCAACTTGAGTCAGAACCTTGCCGAGTTGAGCGAAAGCTTCTGTAAGTGCTCTGTGACTTTGCTGAAGATAGTGGACATCATGTTTGACAATTGTGATATCTCCCTTCATGCTGTACATGAGAGCCATGACAGACCCCACCACTGTGAAAATAGTGACGAGGTTGCCAATCGATATCGAATAGTCGATTCCCGAAAACATAAGAAGGGGGCTTTCGCCCCGATTCTTTACTGCGCAGGCGCAGGGGTAGGCTCGTTCTGAGCAACGGTGTTACGAGTAACAGCGTCAGAAATCTTCTGCTTATTCACCGCAACCTGATCAATAACCTTTTGGATAGCTGCTGGGTCATTGCTGGCCTGAGCATCCTTGAGCTGTTGAGAGATTTGGTCTAGAAGAGTGATGATGCTGTCGTCGACAGTGGATTCGTCGTTAACAGCAGCGAGGAGGTCTTGCATTGTAGCCATGATAAAATTTACCTTGTAATTGATTTCGTGTAGGAGTTCGTGGAGATGTTGGGCTTCGCTGCGTTTCATGCGTCAGGCATCAATGAGAACGCAATGCTCACCGCAGCCAGAGGAATGGTCATATGGGGAGCGAAGAAGAGACACACTAGGGAGGCGAATCCGCAAATCACGGAACCTGCGAGTCTAACGATATGCCAGATTGAATTCACTTCTTCACCTGAACAGGCTGTGCAACAGCAGTTGTCTTGGTCTTAGCGTGGATTTTGCTGAGATTCTGGCTATCAAGAATTTCTTGATGTTCCTGATCTGGAATGACCTTGATGTGGTCTGCTAGAGTCGGGTTGTCCTTCGCGAACTTCTTATGTTCAGTTTCGGACATGTGAATGAATCGAAGAGGAGTATTCTCAGTAGTACCGTCTGCGTTACGAACAGTTACAACAGGATCATTCACAGTGATGATCGGAGTAACGACGGTAACAGGACGATTTCGAAGTAGAGCCATTGGATAAATCCTTTGGTTAGAGATTATCTACGGGGATAGGTCTTTAGTAGTTTATTAACCCTTGACAACATTATAACATAAGAGTATACTCGTTGTAAAGGAGTTTCTATGAAAGTACTTGTTTGCGGTAGTAGATATTTTGAAAATAAGGAGTTGATGGAGGATGTCCTCAAACAATGGGATATACGAGAAATTATCGAGGGAGAAGCTAGAGGAGCTGATACTCTCGCTAGAGAATATGCTGAAAGACACGGAATTCCGATCCGTGCTTTTCCGGCACAATGGAATAAACATGGAAAGGCTGCAGGACCAATTAGAAATTCTCAAATGGTTAAGGAAGGAAGACCTGATCTCGTTGTCGCATTCCTTGCATCCAATAGCAGAGGAACTCAGAATATGATCGATCAGGCGAAGAAAGCTGGAATAGAAACATACGTGGTGAATATATGAAACGAATCAAGAATAACCCTAACGAAGGCTTTCTAGAGATGCTAGAACGCTTAGACAAAGAAGATCATGGAAGTATGTCTAAGGAAGAATATGATGCTTTAAAGGATAAATGGATGAAGGTATATTGGGAGATTAAGCATAATGAAAAGAATCCTTTGCTATTATCTTATGAAGATATAAGTAAGTTATATTAGTGCTTATATTACATAGATTACATCTCTACAACAATACTAGAACTGATTGGTTTGATAGAGATTTGCTTACCGAGATGATGCGTAAGTACGAAGGAAGGATTATTTCAATTGAAACTAAAGAAAGTAATAGCAGTACCTGAAGACAGCGATGTAGCTAGGGTTTACCAATGGGAAGACAACCATCTCACACTGGAAGAACTTGTAGCTTTTCTGCATGTTAGAGGTAAATTCACCAAAGGAGAGTTCCTTGATCGGAGTAGTTGAAGATGAAAAATATCCTGGAATGTA